CGTCCACTCTGAACGCCGATAAAGCCAAAGCGATTAAGACGATGACCTATCAGAAGAGGGATGAGGAACTGGGCATCGACTCCCTGTCTCCGGCTCGTCTCGTGGGAGCTAAAGCGGCGATCCTGTATAACACGAAGTACCGAACTCTTTTGCGCTTCGTGGCTAAGCCGGGTGAGAGTCTCGCGGTTAAGGGTTCCTCGATTCGTAATCACGACGAGGAGAAGAGCACTTCGAAGAAGGTGAGAAAGCCCAAGGACTTCTTTGCCGTGGAAGACCGCTGGAAAGCGTATGATCTGCTGAATACCACCGAGCGCAAGGCGACCACGCACGTTTCGTCTGAAATGATGATCGTCGAAACCAAGTGAGGGGACCGTAGCATTTTCGTGGAACTATTTTTCCTGAACGGCTTGACTTTCAGTTCTTGGTCTGCTATACTATGCACATCAAGTAAGTAAACCAACTGGAGCCCAAAATGCGTAAAAATCAACAGTTTGTCATCACTGTCCCGTTCAACAACACCGTCAACGCTCAGTCCCAAACTTTCAACAGTGCAAATTGCAAACGCTCAAAGTTCCAAGTTCAAACCCTTCTCGAAATTTCACAACACCCACACTTCGCCTTTTTCGTAACACAAGCCATGCGTAACAATCAAGCCATTATCGTTGCGCCTAACTATTCCTGTCACTTCGAAGTACATTTCTTCCTTACTTCCGGAAAGTCTCACATGCTCAGAATCGACCGTGAAAGTTTCACGGAAATCTACGCCACTTCCGGAAATCCCTACATTCACACCCCGCGTCCGTAACAAACTTCAAACAGTGCAACACTCTCGAAAGAGTGTTGCATTTTTCATTAAATAAGAGGATCACTATGGCCATTCTCGATATTTTAGAACGCATCGCTTCCGATAACTCGCGCAAGTTCAAAGAAGGTGTCCTGACCGAGCACAAAGACGACCCCCTTCTGAAGAAGGTCTTCTGGGCTGCGTATAACCCCGAGATCACCTACTGGATCGCCGCTCACCCGACCGTTCAAAACGGATACGCGGGCACTCTATCTCTCGACACGGCAATCGATGAAGTCCTCGCCAATCTGGCATCCCGCAAGATCACGGGCAACGCCGGCATCAACTTTTACCTGAACATTCTGGCTGCCCTGTCCGAGGATGATGCTCAGGTACTGCGCCTGATCATCGATCGAGACCTACGCTGCGGAGTGCAAACTCCTACTATCAATAAGATTTGGAAGAATCTGATTCCTACCTATGATGTGATGCTGGCGGGTAAGGAACCCAAGCATTTGAAGTTCCCCGATGTCGTGGTACAGACGAAGTTCGATGGGGTGCGCTGTCTGGTTACTCATAACTTCGACGGCAGTATCGAAATGCGCACTCGTAATGGCAGCCTTATTACCTGCCTCGAGCCCATGTATGAAGATTTCCGTCAGACTATCGGACTCGGAGAAACCTGGGATGGTGAGCTGGTATGCTACGGTAAGGACGATCTTCCGCTATCGCGCAAGGAAAGCAACGGTATCACCTATAAGGCTATCTGCGGCACTATCGATGAGAAGGAATGCTCGTTGGTGCGTTTCGCTCCCTGGGACATCGTCGATAAAACCCAAGCCCTGACATACGAGAAACGCCTGCAAACCCTCTATCTTGCCCTTAACCGTGCGCGTCGAGCGGGCGTCGAAAAAATCATACAGATTCAAACGATTAAGGTCGAATCCTTGGCGGATGTCGAGCGTCTGTTCGAAGAAGCGTTGGCTCGAGGCGAGGAGGGCGTCATCGCCAAAAACCTTGCCGGCAAGTGGGAGCCAAAGCGTTCGAAGAACTTGTGCAAGTTCAAAGCGGAGAAAACTGCCGATCTCGTTGTCGTGGGATGGGTTCCCGGATTGGGTAAATACGAAGGACAGATGGGTGCGTTAGTATGTCAGTCATCCGACGGTAAAGTGGCTGTCAATGTCGGGGGTGGTTTCTCGGACGAACACCGCCTTTACCTCACCTTAGATAACACGATAGACCGAATCGCCGAAGTCCTGTATAATGCGAGAATCACGAAGAAGGATGGCGGAGCGGATTCGCTGTACCTTCCGCGCTTCGTGCAATTCCGTTTAGATAAGTCTCGAGCCGACTCCTCTGAAGAGATTAAATAGGAGAATGATGTATGAGGTTCAAAACCCAGTATGAATTGAAAGACCGCGAAGGCGAAAAGAAGATCGTTCGCAAGTTTCTCTGGTTTCCGTGTGCCTTTAATGATGATAAAGAACACCGCTGGCTCGAAACCGCCGATGTGGTCTATAGGGTGCAGAGAGTCTATACCTTTCTGAATTTTGTCTTTTCGACTGGTAGCGGTTGGAAATGGCGTCCGATTCGATTTGCCAACCATGAAGATTACCAGGGAATGCCGTTAGAAAAGCCTTATGGGGATTTCGAAGAAATGGTGGAGAAACGAGTCGCAAAACCCAGTTTCTGGTTAATCTTAGATTCGTTAGCTCTTCTGGTTGCTTTTTTCGATATGAAAGATGCCATAACGCTGCTTCTGACAATCAAAGTCATTCAAGCCTTTGCCCTTTCTTTCCCTTTTTCAGAGAATAAATCATGAGATGTAACCTGATTTTTCCCTGGTTTCTCACCGACCAGCATCTGATAGCTGAGAAGCGCGAGCTTCGAATGATTCCTCCGCTGCTGCAAAAGCGTATCGACTCCGGCAAGCATACGACTCTGGACATTCCGCGTCGCTTTACGCTCGGCAAGGGCCACATGCTCTTCTGGCTCGACAAGATGCTCTACCTATCCAAGCGATACGACGCCTTGACCGAGGAGATGGGGCGTCGCGGGTTTAATGCCGACCCCTCCTTGACATTCGACATGAAATGTGCTATACTGTCCAGTATGGATAACGATTGGGAGCCGCAACCCGAGGACTACGACATCATCGTGACACGCCTACGCGACAGGGTGAGGGAGAAGCCGGGGTGGTACAGGTACTGCGGCAAACCAGTCGATGAAAAGTGGATCGAAATCACCTACCCTATTCCATACTATACCTAATCGGAGATTAGCAGATGCAAACATCGACTCTTTTTATCGGTAATCTAACTCAAATAGATTACGCTTACGTTCATCCAACCCAACTCATCATCAAAGGTGGCTCTCTAAATCTCAACGTCGAAGTCACGGGAAACATCGAACCCGTCGAAAATGTCGTGGTGGACTTCGGTACGATTAAGAAGTCGATCAAGCACCTGATTGACGATAAGGAAGAGGGCTTCGATCACAAAATCTGGGTACCGGAGAAGCATGGCGGTATCGACGACTTCGAACTATGGTCGGTGCCGGGGGAAGCGGACTACGAGCGCATTGCACTATTCCCGTTCGGTGATGGTCGAATGGTGGTATCCACTCCGAAGTTCACTCTGGCTTGCCCTAAGAATGCGATTAAAGTCTGCAAAACCTCTTATGTATCAGATAGTATTCGAGATTATCTCGAAGAGAAACTGAACATCGAGTATCCTGATTCGGATATCAAGGTTAAGGTTTTGCTGACGGATCGTCCGGCACTTCCCTTCGATAATTTTCCTGGATACGAAACTTCATTCACTTACGTTCATGGATTAAAGAACAGCACCTCTTGGGGATGTCAAAACATCGCTCACGGACATAAGAGCTGGCTACTCTTCGTGGATGATTACGGGCAGGTGGTATATCCGCCCCAGGAATTCGCATTGAAGATAGAGGACTATCTGGATGGTCGCATGTTTATCTGGAGCGACAACATCATAAAGGACGATGACGCTGGATTGGCGATAGGATATGAAACACCCAGGGGCGCATTCTATTTGGTAATCGATAAGCCCAGTGTCAAAACGCACATCATCGATACCGAGACTACGGTCGAGCATCTTGCCGAATGGTTCGTTTCTTTCTTCGAAGAAGATGTGAAAGAGATGATGAAACTCGGTGCCACAGCCGTTTACTTCAGCGAAGGCTTGGTAAAGGGTGCGCGTATCCGATTGAAGGAGAGGTTCGGTGATGATACCGTTTGAAATGAGTGTTCGCGTGACGAACTCGAGCGAAGGCTACGTCGTTACCGTCACTCTGGAATCTAAAGATTCCTCGAAGCCCATTACCGTTTCCCAAAAGAGAATCTATGCCGATTTAGACGACATGTCAGATCTCCGACAGGAAGCTATCGATGAATACACCCGCAAAGCAGGCGAAATACAATGAGTGACGAAATCGAAAAAGATGCACCCGAAGTCGAAGTGGTTAAGAAGAAGGCGTATCTGGTCGTTGGAGTGATACCCAAGGACACTCGCGCCGTGGCTCAGCACATCCAAGTCAATCTGGAGTACGAAACTCACGGGCGTATCGATCGCATATCCGAGCAAGACTTGATATGCGAGTATGTCGAGGGCAAAGGGTATCACCCTCTTTGCAAGAGGGAATGGCTGGAACCGATCAAGAATAAGATCATCATTAGCCTTCTGGAAAAGACCGAATCCGTAATCAAAAACGAGCATGTCCAAGGTGTGATTGTCGACGGGTCGTTCGCTTTAGATGTCGACGTCAGACAAGCCTATACGGAGATTTTAGAAGATCAAGGCTACGAAGTGGTCGTCGTTCCGGTACAATCCGATATGGTGAGCATCTTCTTCTACGGGTGGTCATCGGGCACCAGCCTTAAATCGCTCTACACGCTGTGGAAGAAATACAACCACCAGTTCACTCGAACTTATGTTCCGATGGAAGACCAGCCTACGGCTATCGTGGTGGATGAGAATGTAACCGATCCGATTTTTATCGAGATCATTCAATCACTATCGAAGAAGAACAAGATCGTCGTTCTCTCGAAGGAACTACGCTTTGGCGTCGAGTATCCGTTCGATGTCCATCATGTGATGGTCGGTCCCAATAAGATCGATGTCTTCTGGACCAAGATCGCGAATCACTTCAAGGTTAAGCTGGTCATCGATAACGATCCGAATGCGGTTCACCGCTGGCATCAGATTGATGTGCCCGTTATCAGCTTAACCAGCCAATTCGCTTTAGAGAGGAATCTATGATCAAAACCGATTTCGATGTCGAGCTCTATCACCAAAAGCGTGCCGATAAAAATCGAAAATTGGTGCTGGGTGTTTCGGGAGCTTCGGTGGGGCTCATTGAAAGTCTTGCCAGACATTACTCGCTGCCTATGGACTCGAACCTCTTCGATAGGGTGTTCGAAAGGAATCACGTGGCTAAATGGGATATCAAATGTCTGCTCAATCTTTTTAAAGATGCTGTCGATGAGATCGAATTCGCTCTGGGGCTGCACCAGAGCGGCATGGTTCTGAACTATACTCCCGTCGATGCGATTGCGCTTATGCTATTGCACTTGTCGCAATTTAAGACTGTATCCGATGAGCAGCAAACCGAAGCCGACGCTATCGTTCACCAGGCTATAGCATTGTGCCCGAGTTTCTCGCATTTCATCCAGGTTTTCCCAAACGCGAAGGAAAAGACGATCAGTACCGATCTTCTGGCTAATCTCAAGGCGGGCGTCTATAACCGCTATTATGAAAGGCTGAAATGCCCGGTCATACTGGTATCGGAACTGGCGTCGAACGGGTACTCGTCTATTCTGGCCGATGATGATTCTCGTTTAGACTTTATCATTCGAGTAATCGATGTTTTAAGGCAGAGTTATTGAGGGGATACACCAGCGGCTGTTCTTCTTTCCTCCGCGGAAAGGAGTAGCATACCCCGAGTCGATCATCATCTGACCCACATCTTGTCCGTCGAAGTAAACTTCGGCGAGGATGCGCCCACCATACTTGTCCCAATCCAAAGCACCGAAGGTTACGGCGCGAGTAGAGGAGAGCTTCTTTGATAAGAAGTTCTTCGCTGCTCGCGCCTTTTCTTTTTCGGAGTCGCATTGCCCCTTCATCTCGGGAGTATCGATCCCCGATATTCGGATGGAAACACGATTAAGAGGACTCGGCATTCCCGCCATCTCCGCTCGTAGAGTGTCGCCATCGATCACACCCACGACTTTGATTTCATTTATGCATTGCGCCGAAACTATCGTAGAAGCGAGAAACATAAAAAATGCGATAACTATCTGTTTCATCTTCTGGATTCCTTTTGACTTGAATGAATGCTCTTTTCATATTGCTGATGATGAGATTTCTGAACATCTGCTGTACCACGAAGCCGTCTCGTGGATAGGTGTGCCCGCTATAACAGAGGAGACTCAAAAACCAGCAAACTGTTCTTTGCCATATATTGCGATCATTGAATTGAGGACTCGACCATCCCTCGATGATAGTGACCGTCTTCGGTTGAATGATGATGTAACTATTCATAGAGGTCTCCTGTAACATCTGACATTCTTCTTGAAATACTTTCCGATTGATGTTGTCGTTCATATAGTCATCGGAATAGAGAACATCTCTCTTGATCTGCTCGGCTACTTCTAAGAAGTTGCACTCTCCCTTACTTCTGCAGAGATGCAGTATCTCTCTTTGCAATCTCTCCGGAGATTCCTTCCCTATCTGCTTCAACTCCTCGTTGCTCGAATAATAGTCCTGCCAGTCGCTCTCTTGCTTCTTTCTTCTGGAAGCGCCTTTCTCTTTCCTGTAACTCCAGACATACTTTCTGCCGATGTACTTCTTACCGGTTTGCCTATCGGTGATCAGATAGACGAACCCATAAAATCCGACCAGAGTATCGATTTCTACCACTCGTCCTTCATAGGTCCACGGGTTATCAGTAGATGTAGATTTCGGTTGTGTCATATGTATTCTTCCACAGCTTGTATTCCATCGTGACATTGATGTTGACTACTTGATTATTTTGAGCATAACCGTAAGGTACTTCTGCGATAACGACGGGCCATGCTGCATAGAGCTTGACACCATAAGTCTTGTTGTTATTCCTATCTAACTGCCAAATGTCGATATCTTGCGTGTACTCGACGAAGAAGTTGAGTGAGTTATCGTTGATGTTGATGACGGAAGTCTGCCAAATGTCGAAATAATGACGCTGTTTTAAATGGACACTTGAGTAAAAGGAGAAGGTGACCGGCTCATATTGCTGGCTATAAGGTACTCTGAATGGAGCGCAATGCTGCGAGTGAGGGTAAGTCATCAGTGTTCTCGCCGGCATCGTGCAGGTATGACAGGCGACTTGAACCTGCCCTTGTCCGGTTCATCGACATGTTGTGTCCTTCGATGTTACCGGCAGAAGACTCGGTGTTAA